TTGGTTTTGAATCTCGCTCATACGCCCTCAGTTTGCCGATTGAACAGCGGCCATCAATTCACGCGAGGCTTTCTCGCCGCGCTTGATCGCCACCAGTGAGTAATGCTCGCTGCGCTGTGACGGCGACAAGCGCAAGACGTGCCGAATCTCGCAAGCCTTGCGGTGCGATTCGGACCACGTGCAATCGGGTTTGGCGCATGAAGTTTTGCCGCACATCACGCCACCGTGGATTCTGGAGTAGCAAACTGCTCGGAATATCCAGACCACCCATAGCCGTGCTTAATGTCACCAGCGGAATGGCACTCCTTGCAGTATCTGCCGGTGCGCGTCTCTGCTGCCCTGCTGTTGTAGCCTGCGGAAAAGAATTCGCCGAGCGGACGAGACAGGCCGCAGGCCGGGCAAAGTTTTTCAAGTGTGGGATTTTGCATTCTTGGCCACCCAATGTACTGAAAAGGTTTTCGACATTTGGCCTCGCGCGCGCATGTGCGCTGTATGAGTATAGACACTACACCACATCTATATGGCGTATTGCCTTTGCTTTGGGCGAGACTCCACCCATGGGTGGCAGTCGCGCCGTCCGCCAGATGCAAGCTTTTCAGTTTTGACCGGCTACCTACTGCCGGAGTGAGACCTTTATCATCACTTTGCACCTGCCCTGCTCGGCACCGTTCTCGCGTTCCTTGTGCGTAACGGCAAACAGACTCTCTAGGACAATCCCCTAGCACGACAGCGCTCTGTTATTTCGACTCCACGCTTGGCCCATGTCGTCCTCCTTGGCCACTTCACAAATCGCCCGTTCCGCCGGTTGTGCCCTCACATACTGCGATCTGCTTTACTGCCGGGTACCATCTGGTCTGGTTCTTTATGCGCCGGCTAGACTCGGTCCGGCGCCCCGTTGTTTCTACATCCCTTCTACTGCTTTCCTCAATTCCTGCGAAAACCTGAAAACTCCCAGCCTTTTGTGCCAGTCGTTAGCGTCTTCGCCAACTACAGGACTCATTATATACGAACGGCCGGACTTTTCTGCTGCTCGCTTACCGGTGCCGCTGGCGTCATTGTCAGCCACCACAATCGACCCTGAGCACTGCGCCGCAAGATGCGACATATTATGCGCCGAGAAGCAGATGTGAATTCTATACCGAATTTTCAGCGCCGATAAAGCCTCCCTCAATGAAAGCCCGGTTGCATAGCCCTCGCAAAACCAGTCGCGGCCCTTGTTGTCGATCACATACTCAGCGCCCATGCACCGCTGACCAGCGAGAAACTTTTTCTCGCCATCGACGCTGATCAACTGCACTCCAACAATCGCTCCAGCAACGAGCATCGGAATACACAGCAGCGGCTGCTCGTCGTCGCGATGCCAGACGTTTCCCAAAGCATCCGGGAAGCCCTTGCTGTCGAGGTATGCGTGCTTATCCAGCGAGCACTGGCGCATGATCCATCCCGCCTTGTGTGCGGCCCTCTGGCGCGCTTGCTGTAGCTCTCGCGCGGCTTCTTTGCATCGCCGGTCAATAGCCGCCTGATCGGTACGGCTGCAAGAATTCCGAGCAGCTACCCACCGATCAGGCTCTCCCATAGTGGCATGATTCTGCACCCATGCCACGTCCCCGCGATGCAAATACGCCCCGTTTCGTTTGTGCGGATGATCAACAGTCTTGACCCTGCGCCAAGCCCCGTATTCGACGCGCTCGATAATCAGGCCATAGCCTGCGGCGAACTCCTCGAAGTTCATGCCGCCGCCTGCCGATAATCCATAAACGCCTCTACGAACGCTTGCGCTTGGACGGCATTGATTGCATTGCCGTAACCGCGCAGGCGCACCACTCGGGCGGGTATCCCATCAGCCAGCGGGAATGTGCCGGGTTCAACTGGCCTAAACTTTCCATCCCGGCATCCAAGCCAGTCAGCATCGCGCCAGAATCCGTTAGTCGGACCGGCTGCTGACTCGGTAAACATTCCACTGCAGCCATTGGCGCCTGCCAGCCGGCCAGCGCCGCTATCTGCGTCAACGGCTTGCCGGTATCCCACGGCCGCGAATCCTTTACGCCTCGAATCGAGTCCGACACCGTGCAGGTCGGCCAGCCTGCCAACTGCACAAACGCCGTTTCCGACAGCGGCTTTCCTCGCGTCATCTCCATCCTGTTGGCCAGGAATTCCGGAGAACCGCTTGCGCTTATCCAGTCTCTCGCCGCTGGAGTTGGCCACCCAATAAAGCCGGTCCCTGATGTGCGGAGAACCGACGCTCGCAGCCGGAAACGGGACCGCCCCGACGGCGTAACCCAAGGCTTCCATGTCATCTTGTACAAGGTCGATCCAAGCATCTGCGTCTTTGCTTGCAACTTGCTCACCAAAAACAACGACAGGGCGGTGCTCTCTGATGAGATGGTGAAATGCTGGCCATAGGTGCCGCTCGTCAGCAAACGCAGCGCCTTTGCCTGCCGCGCTGAAAGGTTGGCACGGACAGGAACCAGTCCAAACATGTCGATCATCTGGCCATCCGGATTTCCGCAGCGCGTAAGACCACCCGCCGATTCCGGCAAAAAAATGGCACTGCGTGAATCCTGCAAGGTCGTTTGGCATGACATCTTGTATATCCCTCTCATCTACAATGCCGTCAGCAATATGTCCGGATTTGATCAGTTCGCGCAGCCAATAGGCAGCATGCTGGTCGATTTCGTTGTAATACGCAGTCATGCCGCCGCCTTTTCCCGAGATTTCGCAAACGCAATGTTCTGGCTCCTGACCCATTGAATCACCTCAAGGCCGGGCGTTTTTGGCTCAGGCTTAGCCATGGACGGTCCTACGCCAAACTTCGCCTTGTAGCGGTAATACGCGCTGCCAGGATTGTTGCCGCGCGCCATGGCATACCCGAGCAATTGCGCATAGAAATCCCGCTTGTACTCCGGCGAGTATTTCTCAGCTTTCTGCCGCGCGCCGATCTCCCGCATTTCTCCGGCGACTTCGACAACGGAAGATTTTCGCTCACGCACTAGGCCGCAATGCGCGCACGTGTCCGAATGAGCCGGCCACAGCGCCGAACAGCGCGGGCATTTTGCGGCGGTCTTTTCTTTGTCGGATGGTTCTTTGCGCGCCTTTTTGTCGGCATCGGATTCAAGCGATTGCGCGCCATGCTCGTACAACTCGCCCCATGATTCAGCAAACCTTAGCCAGTTGCCGGCATTGTCCTGAATCACGCAAAACTTCTTGCCGAGGTGCGGACGTGCGCCACGTCCGACCATCTGCACGTGACTCGAAAAGCTTTTCTTCAACGGCCTTGCAAGAATCACGTGCTCTACATCCGTCTGGTCATACCCGCGCGTCAATATGTCGGCAGAGATAAGCATTTGGATCTCGGTGTCGGCTTTTGCGAAATCCTCCAGCACCTGAGATTTGTATTCCTCGTCGTCTTTGTACGTCAGTTGTACTGCGTTGATTCCAGCCTCGCCAAACCTGCGCACAAGGTCTGCACCGTGAGCAACTCCGCACGAAAAACAGATCGTTTTCCGGTATCCGCCGAAAACCTCTTGAGAAATGCGCACGTAGTCCGTCACGATGTCGCCGACGATCTGCTGGCCACGCTTTTCAAGCTCGTCTTTCTTCCATTCGCCGGCAACAACCGGCACGCCGAGCGTGTCAATTTCCTTGGCGACAAACACGCGAAACGGAACCAGCGAGCCATTATCAACCAGGTCGCTCATCGAAATGACGCTGGTTATCGCCGTGAAATGCTCCGCGATTGCCGGATGAAATGGCGTAGCTGTTGCGCCAATGACTTTCAAACCTGGCCGCGCCTTGAGCATCGCCACAACCGACTTGCGCATACAGGCGTGCAGTTCGTCAATAAAAACCAAATCGAACGCTGGCCATGATTCCATGCGCTCCAGTGTCTGCGCGCTGGCCACCTGCACCTTTGCGTGCGGCCGGAATCGCCAGTGATTGGCCATCAGTACGCCATGATCGACGCCGATAGAATCGAGGTGCCGCGAGAATTGCTCAACGAGGATACGGCGCTCGCAAATAAACAGCGACCGCGATCCTTTCTTTTCTGCGCCCTGGATAATCTCCAGCATCATCACGCTTTTGCCGGAACCAGTAGGAGCAGCCAGCACGATCTTCGTATGGCCTTGCCGGAACTGCTCGCGCAGATCGCCGATGGACTCAACCTGATATGGTCTGAGAATCACAATTTAAGCCTCAAAAAAGGCGTCACCTGAGCACTCACCTTGCGGCGTTGGAATAACGGCCTGTGGCTGCCGCCAGTGCTCATGTGAAGCCCTGCCATAGAAACCGGATTCCAAGCCGGCTTGAGTTTTGCAGGCATCGCGCGCTACCGCTTTGCCAGTTCTTTTCTCTGCATCGCGCATTGCTTTTTAAGCTCTGCCACCTGCTGCATAAATCCATCCCTGGAAGCCGTCATCGCAGCCAATTTCAGCTTCAAAACGCGGTTTTCTTCCCTCAGCCGTGCGATCAAATCAGCGGCTTGACTGCGATCTGCCTCTGAAATATCGCCCGCATTCGCCAGCGCGAGGGCATCCTGGAGATCCCTGATTGTGTCCATGGCTTCATCAAGCGGCGTGTATTCCGGCTCTGGCGGATCTTCTGGTGCAGGCGGCGGCTCCGGATCAACTGGCTTTTGCTTGCCGATATTTGCCGTCTTTTGCTCGTATGTCGTGCCGTTGCGCTGGACTGTTCGCGCTGTTTCTTGATCGCTATCTATAATCGGATTACAGATAGACTTACGCACATCGCCGACAAAGTTTGCGGATACAGCGCAGCGCCGTGCTACCTCGTGATCGCTCCACCGCGCCCACTCCGGATCATCGAGCAACGTCTGCACAGCCTTGCGCTTGTCAGCGTTCGTCCGCCGCAGTCCGTGCTTGCTGTTCGCCGACAGCGAAAACAAGATCGCATCGCGCAGCGTTCCCGGATGGATTTCCTCGTAAATCTCCGTCAGACCGGCTTCTTTTGCCGCCCAAAAGCGGTGGAATCCATCAGCCAGCCAGTAATCTGTGCCGTCAAAAAACAGCGTGACAGGCGGCATTTTGATGCCGGCTTTGTACGCCTCTCGGTACTCTGCGACCGTCTCTTGATGCGTGGAAACGCGCGGCTGTGTGCCGCCGTCAGTCTTGATGCGGGATATTTCGATCATGCGTTATCCATTGGTTCGACTACGATTTCCAGCCCGCCGCCAACTACAGGCAAGCCGTATGACGCTTGCAAACGTACTATTTGGCGGTCGTTTTCGTACAAAATGCCTTGAACCGCATCAAAAACGACTTTTATTCCATTATCAAGGTCAATCACGGTTTTACTCGCCTGCCCTGATTTGGTCATCTTGGGATGCAGCGTGACCGCTATCGAAACAGGCCCGTCGATAATCGGCGCGCCAGACAGCCGTGCCTCTCGCTCTACAGCCTTGCGATATTCGTTTGCCTCTGCGGTGCGATACGTCCTGCGCAATGCGTGCCGCAGGTATCGGTTAGCCGATGGCGGATATGGCAGCCAGATCGCCGTCACTTGACGCAATCCGGGCATTTCCAGCCTCCGCCAGCAGATTTCTTGCGCCCCGCTGTGCCGGAATTCCAATACCGTCGGCAACAAACGCACTTGTAGCTATATGCCGTCATCGGCACATCTCGATAATCGGCAGCAGTGCGCGCGCGGAATCCTTCGATGGTTAGCGGGTGGGTTCCAAACATCATTACCATCTGCTGATGTACGCCAGCATTGAAATTGCAGACGGACCGTAGCAAGTGCGCACATACAGCGAGTAACACACGCTTTGCCGATGCTGCGCATTGGTAAGCAAGCGCAGCTGTTTCCGGTACGTCTTGACCTTGCGCTTCACGGCCGCAGTACCGGCAAGAATTCGCGCCGCACAAGCTCGACGCCAATGACTTCGCGCACCTTGTCCAAGTGCGTATTCAGCCGCTCTTGCGCGCGCGCCAGATCCTCGCCGGTCAGTCCTGCGCACTGCGCCGACAGCGACTTGAGTTTCTTCTGCACGAACTCCGGCAGCGGGTGCGGAAGCGCTTGAAACGAATGAATAGGGCCATCTGGCAGAGCAAACGGATAGATCATTTCCCCGGCCCCAGGTAAATGGCCTGCGCATCCAACATCCGGTCCAGTTCCTGCCGATATCCGGTAATGGCGGCAGCTATCGGCGAAGAAAACGCCTGCATCGCCTCGCGAATGGTTTTTGCAATCAAGTATTGCCGGCGATTCGGCGCCGACTCGATGAGGTATGCGCCTTCCGGTCGCCGTGTTGATTCGTTCATTTCGTTTCCTTTACCAGTGATTCCAAAACCTCGCCGGCACACCGGATGGTGTCCAGCAAGGTGCTCACTTCCCGCTTTAGCAGCCGGTTCTCAACCATCAGCGCCTCGTTTTCTGCTGCCAGCGAGTCGAATGCCGTCTCGCAAGCCTCAGCGTCACCGGCCTCGAACGGGCCATGGCTCCCGACGCTCATGACAACAGCCCCGCTTTTGCCGCCGCGCGCAGTACGAACCCGCATTTCGTGCGAATCGTCTCGCGCTGCAGTTCAGCAAATCCCCTGCTGGAATCAATCGTCTCGGCGATCTCCGACAGCACCTGGTGCTGATAGCGCGCCAGGTCGATCAGCGCCTGCGTGTCCTTTTCCGGCACGAGCAGCGCCTTGGCGAGGTCGCCATTGCCGTCCAGCAGGCTGGCGATGGCTTCCGGGTTTGCGGCGCACGTGGCTTCCTTGCATTCTTCAATGCTCATTTGCACTCCTTTCTGAAAATTACACGCCATGCCGGCGTGTATCCGGCAGTACCGGATTGCCGCCGGCAACCCTGACCACTACTCTGGCTTCATGCAGTTTTTTCTCTGCCAACTCGTCGAGGAGAGAATTGATGAAAGCCGTCCTGCACCGACCTGTTGCCGAGCAATACCCGTCCAATACGGCGCACGTCTCTTGCTTGGCTTCGAATCGAATCTCAGGCATGGCGGCTACTGAAAAAGAAAAGCCGACCCCGCAGGGCCGGCAAAAGCCCGCGCGACCAGACCGGAAACGCGGGCACAGGAGGAAGTCATGAAATCAGCCAATTCAAGACGTAGGCCGCAAAGATGGCTGCTGCTGCGGCGAATGCGGGAACGAGCGGCTGGTCGTGGCGAGTGCTCATGCGGCTGCCTGCTCGCGAGATGTGCGCAGCACAGACCATTCAACATCCGGCCTGAGGTCCTCGCAGCGCACGGCGCCGTTTGTGGCCCGCTCAATTGCAGGGCAGTGCTCTGCTGGAACGTTCCCGCGCAGCGTCCAATTGCAAACCGTTTGTACGGACCTTCCGATGGCCCTTGCCAAAGCAGCCTGGCCGCCGGAAATTTCAATTGCTCGTGTAAGTGCGTTCATGGGCCAATGATACACACGTGGGGAATGAAAAGTCAACACGTGGGATAGGCGGGCACAACGATCTGGAGCACAGTGACCATTTGTACATAGGCGGCAGAATCCAGCAGCGCCTTGAAGCCCTCGGATGGAAGCAAAAGGACTTGCTAGATCGCGTTCCAGGCCTTTCGGCTCAGTCGCTGTCTAACCTGATCCGTAGAGATAGCGTGCGGTCAGAGCTAGACGTTGTAATTGCCGAAGCGCTCGGCGTGTCCGTGATGTGGCTAGTTTATGGGGACGATCAATCGGCCATCGAAACGACACAGCCAGGCGACAGCTCCGTGCTGTCTGACCTCGCAGCGCTGGAGCCGGAAGATGCCGACGTATGGCGCGCACAGATCAGGGCAGCAGCCATCAAGGCGCGCAAACAACACGCAGGGTGCATACCTGATCGGTGCCACGTGATAGCAGTATCAGCGCGGGCCGTGACCGCCAACAAGTAGCGCCACATTCCGCAGATTCCGCGCCAGCGTTCCGCGTTTCGCACTCGCGGAATTTTTTTGTGCCTACGCTCCCCACGTGTTGACAATCCTCAACACGTGTGTAGAATACGTCCATCGGCTCAGCAGTGCATCACCCCTGTTACAGGCCCGGCGGGGATTCGTGCCTTTCTCCCCCGCCGACACAAGGATGGAATTGCTTTCCAGAGCATCCATCCTGCTGCTAGAGCCGATACCCGAAAGCCGCTTCACGCGCACCTTTCACGAGCTGTACCGCCTGCAAAAGAGAGCAGTGCCGTGCATAAGAGAAGGCGAGGCGGCTTCCGAGTCACTGGCCACCCTGACCGACGAGGGACGACGGTCGGCTAACTAAGGAAAACTGGCGCTGGGGCGGGAATCCCGGCCAGTGACAGCAGGACCAGCGCTGATCGGCTGGCGTAGCGGACACAAACGAAAGAACCGCGACATCCGGGAGAGTCCGGAAACGAGCAGCGTGCAAACGGTGATCCACAGCATGAGGCGCGGTATGGCCAAGCAATAGTGCAAGCAATAGCACCGCGACAGCCGGAGAGACGGCACCGACAACCAAGGAGCAGCAATGACCGCAAGCAAACTGACGCCAGAACAAATAGCCAAGGGATACACGGCCTGTCCATGCGGAAAGTTCGCACACGTTTTCAGGTCGGCAGTGTTTGCCAAGTTGCCGCCTGGATATTTCGGCGAACTGTGCCCGAAGTGCGGCCTGCTTATGGTCGCAATAAACAAACTGGAGGAATCGAAATGATCGAGTGGTTTTTGTTTTTGGCGACGCTCGTACTCCCGCTGCTCGTCGCAAGATGCATTGCGGCCATGGGCAGCGAGGACAGCGCGGATCATGACGTTTGGCGCCGCATGTGCGTCAAGGAGGACGGACATGAGTGGGATTGAGCAGGCCATCGCCGTCCTGCGCGCCATCGTCGCCGAGGTGGCCGGCCACGAGCAGCCGTTTAGCGCTGACAGTTACCTGCCCGCGCACCTGATCCACGACGCGCGCCAGGCTATTGAGGCGCACGAGCGGGCATACGAGCGGGCCGTTGAGCGTCGTCAGCAGGAGGCAAGCGGAGTGCTGTTTGAACCATACCTGGGGATCATGTCATGAATCCGATTCTCGCTCTGCTCGTCATCATTATGGCATTTGGCGTCGTCGGCAGAATCGACTACGAGTGCGCGCAGATGTCCGCGCAATCGGCAACCACTTACGCAAGTAGCGACGATAAATGAACGACACCGCAGACATCAGTATGAAGGCTGGATTGGAGCTTGGCCAGACGCTATGCCACCAAGTGCGCATGGAAGGACAACATGCGGAGCATGGTTTCCAATTTTTTTGTGGTGTTCTGGCGCAGCTTATCAATTACATGGCGCAGGTTTTTGGAGTGGAAGCAACAATGAGCGCATTGGAAGCTATTAACTCAGACATTTTGCTCAAAAAGGTGCGCGATGAAAGCCACTAAATTCCATGAATTCGGACCCGGCGATAGCGCCACGTGGCCTCCGTGCATGAATCATCCGAACGACCCGCGCACGCCGGCATCGGACGATGACGCAGCGCTTGAGTCGATCGATTATGCAATCGACTGGCTGCAGATGGCCAAAATCGCAATGATCAACGGATCGGCAACCAAGGCCAAACAGCTTATTGACGATGCGCGTGAAACGCTTGAAGAACTGGCGGGTGTCGCATGATCCGCTACCACTACGACATCGAGCAGGGCACGCCGGAATGGCTTTCGTTGCGCTGCGGAATTCTGACCGCAAGCGAAATCAAGCTGATCATTACGCCAACGCTGAAAGTCGCCAGCAACGACAAAGAGCGCGCGCACCTGTTGGAACTGCTTGCACAGCGCATTACTGGCTACACCGAACCGCGATTTGTCAGCGACGACATGCTGCGTGGCCACGAAGACGAGATCGAGGCGCGCATCAAGTATGCCGAGCATTACGCTCCGGTCAAAGAGTGCGGATTCATAACGCGCAACATGGGCGGAATCGTCATCGGCTATTCGCCTGATGGTCTGGTGGGCGACGATGGCCTGATTGAGTGCAAATCGCGCCGCCAGAAGTACCAAGTAGAGACGAT